CGCTGAAAATTCTCAAGGTGAAACTGGCGATGTTAGAGCGCTGCAAAAACAAGGTAAGGTAGATAGACCAACAGAAAAGCCGGCCGAGGTCTCACCAGCAGGTGACCCATCTCGTACAGGCTCATCTTTTTATGGTGACGAGTAATGACTACTAGATTCTCTAATAAGCCAGGCTACCAGGAAAAAGTAGACTCAGGATTCACCGGTGATCCTGCTGAATTTACTATGCCTTCATGTACAATAGAAGACGTAGACAGAGGTGTGTTTAACTTGTTTGATAACGAGCTGCCCTTTTATTACAAGAGAAAGGATAGCCAAAAGAAGGTACCAGTTATATTTGCTACTGGAGAACGCTTTGCGTTATTAGCTAGGAATAAGCCTCTTAGAGATAAAAGCGACGCGCTAATATTGCCTCTAATATCAATTGTTCGGTCAGGAATAGAGCAAGAAAACGCTAAAGGGGCTTCACAGTTTCAAGGCGGACCTATAACAGTAAAGGCATCCATCTCTAAAGAAGACCCGATGTACCAAAGATACCAAAACAGGCTTGGGTTTAAGAACTCTGATAATATAGCCATTAGCACAAATGAAAATAACACCGCTGATGGTATAGCCGGCTCTAGCGATCCAGGAAGGATAGCAACCCGAAGAGAGGCTCCTAGTATTACGGTGTCTGCCCGCGCAGGTACAGTTTTAAAACCCACAGTTGGAAAAAACTTATTTGAATTTATAGAGATACCACCTATAAAGCAATATACTGCTAGCTACGAAATTACTTTTTGGGCACAATACACACAAGAAATGAATTCTATGCTGACGGTTATGATGAACGGATACGTAGAAAATAGACGTCGTACGTTAGTCATAGAAACGAAGGAAGGTTATAGGTTCGTTGCTTATGTCGATGCAGCCTTAAGCCCTCAAAATAATTTTGATGATTTTACCGATGCAGAAAGATTAGTGAAATATAGTTTTACGATGTCAGTCGGTGCCTATTTGGTCGCATCAAGTATACCAGGCGCGCCTGTCCCATTTAGAAAAACAGTGTCAGCACCGGAGATAAGTTTTGATGTATCCACTTCATCCGGACCAGGTCCAACTTCTAAACCTGTTGCAGGTATATCTTCGGGTGACCCGAATGCGTACATATTACAGGATATTCTTAGCGAAGAAGATGGATACCCACCGCAAGCGATGGGGGTTAGTTCTTCGGAATTAATAGCTGGTTTTCCTGGAAAGCCGTCCGCTGAGATCGGCGGATATGCACATCAACAAGACACTAACGGACGCACCGTTATAATTACTGATATAGACCCTTTCACTGGAGAAAGGGAAACTAGATACGTAATTTTAGCAGCCTCAACTCCCAGTAAGGGTGAGACTGTTTTCAGGTTCGGATTAAAGCGACCTGAAGGAATAGAAATTGACTTGGGCAAATTACTCAAAGATTGATTTTGCGATAAAAGACATTTCGCTATTGCGCGGAATAGTTATTTGTGATAGCTTAGATCCAGGAGACCCGACTAATGGCCGAACAAACTTTTAGATCCCCAGGATTTTTTGAGCGCGAGATAGACGCGTCTCAAAGACAAACCGAAATTGTGGGTATACCCGCAGGTGTTATAGGTACAGCAGAAAAAGGTCCAGCCTTTATTCCAGTTACAGTTGGAAGTACCAATGACTTTATTAATAAATTCGGAGATTTAGACTCAGAGAGATTTGGTCCGTATGCAGTTGAAGCCTTCCTCGCAAATAGAACAGCGTTAACATTCGTTCGTGTTCTAGGCGCAGGAGCCAACTCCACACAGACTGATATCGACAACACCAGTACCTACGGTATTGTAAAAAATGCTGGCTTTATATTAAGCGGCACAGATTCGACCTGGGTCGATTCCAATCCTAGGGTAACCTCGGATGGTGCTGTGCAGTTTATTACAGCTAGACATTATGTGTCTGCGTCAACGGATTTTGCATACCCTATATTTCAGGATAATCCTTCATTCGATCTGTCTTCTACAGGACATGTAAATCTTGTCCGCGCTGTTGTATTCATGGCAACAGGAAGTAGAATGCAGTGTATGTCACTCAACACCACGTGGCTTAATAATATTGGTGACCTTGCAACTCCAGCCGGAAACGGTGAGTACGGTAGCGTAGCTGGCGGAGAAGAGCTTTTTAAGCTTTGTATCTCATCATCAGCTGGTTCAGCGTTCACTAGTAAAAACCGCGATGAAATTCGTACAGGATTTGGTGTACCATTCGATACATTGGGAGATACCGACGGTGATGGTGTAAGAATTATTACGGCGTCATTAGATCCATCACACCAAAACTATATTGCGAATGTACTAAACACAGATCCACTACGATTTGCCGAGGAAAAGCACCTACTGTATCTCGACTTTGCTGTTGAGAAAGAACTGGCTGTTGTGTCAACAGGGAGTAACAGCGTAGCAGTGCTATCTGGGTCTCAATCCTACCTGACAGCCTCATCATATCTTTCTGGATTAGAGGGTCAAGCACTTAACGTGTTCGGCCGTTATGATACCAGATACGCGACGCCAAAATCGCCAGCGATTGTATCTCAACCATATGGTGGGAAAGAGTACTCATTATTACACTTTGAGACACTCTCTGACGGTGCTTGGGGCAATGATAAGGTTAAGATTTCTATTAAAAATCTTCGTGCATCAACAAACGAAAACTACAAGTACCCAACATTCGAAGTACAAGTAAGAAGATTTGATGACTCCGACTTAAGTCCCGAGGTTTTAGAGGCGTATCCAGCATGTGTAATGGATCCAGCGTCTGAAAACTTTGTTGGCAGAAAAATCGGCGACTACAAAGCACGTTACAATTTTGATACTACAAATGCCGCTGAAAAGCGAATCATAGTATCAGGGCGATATGCAAACGTCTCAAACTTTATTAGAGTTGTAATTCCTGATGATGTCTACGCAGGTAAAGTCCCTAGTGATGCATGCCCATTTGGTTTCAAGGGTATTCCGGTACTAAAAACAACTGATTCTATGACCGATGATAGACAAAGGGCATTAATCGTTGATGGCGTGACATACGGTTCTACGGACATGCCTGCTAGGATAACTGGTAGTATGGTCGGAGACGCTGAGCCGCCTGTTACTTCATCTATCATTCCTCCGTTACCACTCAGATACAAGCTTACTAGAGGACAAACCGCAGACGGTTGGTTCTCGGGATATGCTGGTACCAACGAAATAGTCGATGGTCGTTTAAACTGGGGCGCTAAATATGAAAGACTTCCAGAAACCGGAAGTATGAATAATGCAATTCAGAGCCCGAACGCCTCTAGCACACGCAACAATTTGCTAACTGCGTATTCAAGATTTCAAGGTATTGCTGAAATCGGAGCATTGCACACCGGTTCTGGAGCAGATGTATTTAATGCTAACAGCTTTAGTCTTTCGAAGGTTGCGCTTGCGGGAACAGGTTCAGCTGGTGACGCAACTAACTTGCTACAGTTCTTAACAGGATCTGCTAAAGAGCATATCTTAGAAGCCGCATATATCAGAAACGCAATTCCTGACTCCAAAGACTATACTGTCATGGATCCAGACATAGCTTCCTACGGAAGAGTTACTCTGGGTACTCTCATACAGTCATCTTCGGTCAAGTTTAATAGATTTACTCCATATACTGGATTTAATATTCCTGTATTCGGTGGGTTTGATGGTCTTAACATACTTGACAAAGACATGTACTATATGAATGACAGAGCATCGTCAACAGAGGGTGCTGCTCCTGGACTCGTAGGCAAAGCCTCATCGGAATGGACTGTTACTGCTAAAAACTTAGGTTTAGTAACAAATCCTGCAGGATCGGGAAGAGAAAATAATCATATCTCATCTTACCGTGAAGCAGTCAGTATAATAACTGATCCGATGGCTACAAGAATAAACATCTTGGCTGTACCTGGTATTAAGGATTCATTTGTAACGGATCACGCTGCTGAAAAGACAAAAGAATACTCAATGGCGATATACTTGATGGACATTCCATCATACTCCGAGAGTGATACAAGATTATTCTTGACAGAAGATAGATCAAAACCAGCTAGTGCTTCGTTAGCATACCCTGATATAAGGGAAACATCTGAAAAGTTTGAGTCTAGAGTGTTTGATAACAACTACACAGCGGCTTATTTTCCAGACGTCTTTATAACTGATAGCTCAACCGGCTCAAAGGTCCGAGTGCCTTCTTCAATAGCTGCTCTTGGTGCCTTAGCGTTTAACGATTCTGTTGCGTACCCGTGGTTCGCGCCAGCTGGGTTTAACAGAGGCGGCCTTGATTCTGTTAGCAATACAGATATAAGATTAACGGCTGGTGATAGAGATACGTTATATGATGCAAGAATTAATCCAATTGCGAATTTCGCAGATGGAAGCTTTGTAATTTTTGGTCAGAAAACATGTCAACTTGCACAGTCTGCTCTGGATAGGGTTAACGTTAGAAGAATGTTACTCGAACTTAAGAGACAGGTTGTGACAGTTGCTGATAGGTTATTGTTCGAGCCGAATACACAGGCAACACGGGCACGGTTCATAAATTCCGTAACGCCGTTATTGTCGACAATTCAGTCTCAACAAGGTATAGAGTCTTTTAAGGTTGTTATGGATGATTCTAATAACAACACTGAAGATGTAGAAAACAACAGACTAAATGGTAGGATCGTCGTTGTACCAACCAGAGCTATTGAGTTTATTGCGATAGATTTTGTGATTACAAATAGCGGCGTTGACTTCCAGTGATATAGTTAAGAATATGAAACAGGAGATAAATACAAATGGCTGAGCTTACTTTTAAAAGTCCAGGCGTATCCACAAGAGAGATAGACCTCTCAGGTCCATCACAAACAGGACCTAGTGGCATTCCAGCCGGTGTCATTGGTACCGCAAAGCAAGGACGAGCTTTTGTACCAATTACTGTCGCTAACTTCTCTGACTTCATTGCGGAGTTTGGCGACGTAGATACCGATCTATTTGGCCCGATGGCTTTAAGACAATGGTTAAACTATGCAAACGCTGGTACCTATGTTAAAACATTAGGCGTTGGTGATGGTAAGAAGCGAACAGCTTCAGGTGCAGTAACGAACGCTGGTTTTACAGTCGGTGAACGCTTACCAAGGGCTAGTAGCGGAATACTCGCTGACAATCCGTTTGCAGGTCCTAACTTAGCTGCATCGTCTGGTACACTTAGTTCTGCTAGAGGTCTAGAGACAAGAAATGCTTCTCCAGCCTCTGCATTCGGTGGTCCACAAGCAGATAAGGTTGTTCTCTATACAGGAACAATCGTAATACCACCTGCTGTATCATCCACCGGCGCGCTAGAAACTCTTACCATACAGTTTACAATGCCAGATGTTACTGGTACAGACCCGGCAATTCCTGAAGCCGCCGCAGCTAATACAATTAATATCTGTATTAGAGGCGCCGATGCTTCAAACTCTGTCTCTGGCGACGAATTAGCGCTGTTAATAGATGATGCCATAAATGGTGTGCAAAATGCCGCAGACTCAGCGAAAAGAATCGTATACGGTGCTAGCACTGGTGGGGTTGGTACAGGCGGATATCCTGGCTTAACATGCGTTGATACAGGAAGACTACTTGCGTTAACAATAGACAAGGGTGGCTTACAAGGAAATGATGCTACGCTAAAGATTACTAGAACAGGTGGTGTAGGTAATACAACTCCCTCTGTATTCTTTGCGACTTCTGGTGTTGCTGACAACACTAATGTATTTTTTACTGGCGCACTCGGTCCGCACTCAGGACTTGGTAGAACCCATATCTTAGCTACTATGATGAGTCAATCTGCGACTCTTAGACCATTTAGCGAAGCCGGTCTAACCGACGTTCACCCGATAATAAGAGGCGTTTTACTTGCGCCATCTGGTGTTAACCTAACGCTTAGTGCTTCGAGACCTTCGGTAACGAATAATACTCCATGGGGCGCACCAGGTGCTACAAATAGA